ACGTTGGCCTTGACCACATCGTTGTTCGGACTGATGACCTGCGCGTTTATGGCATACACCGTGGTCGGTGCCCACATAGGAATCCGGTCCAGGATGGCAACGTCACGCAGGTTATCATCGGTAGTGGCACCCGAGTCACCGGGCATATGCGTTCCTGACAGTGCCATATGGTGCTCCTTTGGCTCTTAGTAAGTAGCGGAGTAGGTATCAGAGTAGTTGGAATCAACGATAGAACGAAGACAGACACCAACACCGTGTAGGGTAGCCGTCTGGTTTACAGTTGAGGTAACGCTCAAGACTTGTTCCCCATTTCTGCTTACCACGATAGTGCTACCAACAAAGCGTACCGTGATTCGGTCCTTGTCGGAGAACGGTGAGGTATAGGTGGCTATTGCTGCGTAGACTCCTCCGATATTTGAGTACAGAGCCCTCTTCGTAGCCATCAAGAATGAGGTATTCGACACTCCTCGGAAGGAGACGAACTGAATGTGGTCCCCCGATGCGGCCTTATCGAAGGTCACTGAGACCTTCCCGTCCGCCGTTCCAGGAACAGTTATCAGACCTACATCAAGGGGCCAGGACACGCCGCCATCTAGGTCGGAGACATTCCATGTCCCGCTCTGCACCGTCCACGCCAACGACCCTGTGTCCAGTGTGCGACCCACTAGAGTTCCATAGCGGCTTCCGAACGAGTCGAACATAGGCCCAGAGGTAGCCTCCTTCTCGGTGTCTACCGTGGTGATGAGCCTCCCTAACTCATCGAAGAACTCGACCACTGGGTAGGCCGGAATGACGAAGCCAGTACCCGCCTTGGCATACAGGGATGTAGCAAGGTTGACCCGGTCATCGAGTCCAATGATCTCCCAGTAGCCGTCATCACCCAGCCCACCATTCGGTGTGGCCCCAACGACCTCTGTGCGGGCCCGGTAGACCTTGCCACCGAAGTTGACGAGAGTGTCCCGCTGGTAAGTATCCGTCGCTAGGTAAGGTAGCGGCAGCGGGATTGGCACACCGAACTTGAAGACCTGACCAGGGTCTGTCGTCGCCTCCCCAAGGCGCTTGGCGACGGACCGCGCACCAAGGTCAGCCGTGGCACCTGTGGCGTTGGAGACTTTCAGTGCATTGGATGTCAGGTCGGCAGCATCCAGGACTGACTGAACCCCCAACGCCAGCACCAAGTTTGGGTTTAGCGCGCCTGAGTAGTGTGTGGGCTCCCACCCAGCGATGGCTCCGTCAGCATCGACGAGGGTCACGTCTGTGGTGTTCACAAGGTTTGTCCATCTTGTGTTGCTAGCCTGCGTACCGGTAGGTGCCTGCTCCTGCCCATAGGCCCCACCGGGATTGCACTGATAGGTGTAGCCGTTGAACCGGACTCGCTCACCCGAGGCGTAGTTCAGGAAGGTGGTGTACAGAGGGTAGGTAGGGTGGGCAAAGGATGCAGCATCGTCGTTGACCATTTGGTTAGGGCTCAGGGACAACTCGACATCCAGGGACGTCGTCATAGAGATCAGCGACTGGAGTTGTTCCAGCGTGCCTTTCTCCCGGCCGAGAATGGCTGCGTTACGGACGCGCTGACGGAAAAGAGCGCTTGGTGCTGATGCCTCATAGGTGATCCCGAGTTGGTCGGCCAGCCGAGCGAGGTCACTGACGTGATTTCGCTGCGGGTCGTTGAGAAAACGCAGCGAGTCGAGGTTCGTCTTGACGGAGTCAAGCCCCCACCCAAGGACATTGAGGAACTTCTTCAGCGTCTCATTCTCGATTGGGCTGTCGTTGGCGTCAGTTCCGCTGCTCTGGTGGTGGGTAGGTAGGTTGTCAAACAGCCGCTGGCCGTACCCGTGGTTGACCACCATCAGAGCCGAGGTGCCACCGGCTCGCTGCCACACCCCCGCTGACTGTATGAACAGGGTGTAGTAATGCCACGCTCCGGGACGAACACCAGAGTCAATCAGGCTGTGGTCTGGTGCTGTAACATCCAGCAGGATCTCTCCGTCAGTCTCGTTTACGGAGTAACCCGTGAAGTTCTTCAGAACTCGGAGCCCCGTCCATATGCCGCTTGGGCTCTGCCACGTAAGCGAGATGAGATCGTAGCCCATGGGCTCGGCGACAATCGGATCAACCTTGAAGTCGACGAACTGTGCCGTTAGTGGGAGGTTTGCTCCCGTAGCGCCATAGAGGGACCAGTCAATGACAACTGGACCATACTTCTCCGTCCCATACCGGGTGTACTCATAGATGGCCATGGGCTAAACCCCGCGAAGGAACACGCCGCTAATCTTCGAGCCACCTGTACTCTGCGCTACCGAAGTGCTCTGGAAGGCCCCAAGCCTTATCTGCGTGCCAGCGGGGAGTAAAGCGATTGCAGAGGCGCCTTTTTCGGAGGTGTAGGTAAGCGTCCCTTGGAAATCAGCGGCAGCCAGTAGGCTGCTGTTCGAGTAGATCCCAAGTCGGCGAAAGCCCGAAGCACCATTTGCACGCCAGACCGTGTAGCCAGTGATGTGGTACCAGCCTGTTTGTTTGATTAGGAATCCGTTGACCCCGTTATACCAGTTGAACGGGTCATTGCCCGCCACTGGTTGGGGAAAGGGTATGTACTTAAGGATGTCCTTTGCCACCGTTGATACGGTGTTTTCCCACATGGAGAATACGGGTCTGGTCTTCCCACTCTCCAGTGCGGAAAGGCGTGCGTTGACATCCTGTGTCACGATGGCATCAACGTCGCTGCTGTCCATCAGGTGGGGGTTGACACCGAGTATGCTCTCCAGTGCCATGACCTCGTCCTGAAGGTCGTTGACGTCTTCGGCCATGACATCCATGGTGTAGTTCTTTTTGGTTGTGAAGGTCTTTATGGCCTTAGGGTATGTAGCGGACATTAGGAGACCCCTCCAGAGGCAGTAACGACGAGATTACCAAGCACGGGGAGTTCCCAATCACGGAAGACCATGTCGGATGTTCCAGACTGGGCTGCATCCGACCGGACGACGATAGGGATGGTGACGTACTGAACACCCTCCACACTCATGATGGTGGAATAGAAGTCTGACACGGTAAGGCGCATCCCAAAGTTGACCGAGGCAAGGCCCAGCATTGTTCGGATGGCTTGCTGGACGTTGTAGAGGACCGCGGCCTGCTTATAGCGCCCGTAGACCTGAACGGTGATAGGTGTTGCTACTGCCCCAACATTCACGCTGATAAAGGCAGGACTTGCAACAGACACAGAGCATCCCGCTAGAGCCTTCCCAGCCAGCACCTTCTGTACGTTCGAGACCAACAGTTCGCTGGGGGCCGATCCGTTGGCTCCTACGACAAATACTGTGACCGAGGTGAAGGATCCGGCTACCGCGTTAGCCCTCAGGACTCCCGGCACGGAAATGGTGGCATCAATAAAGTCCTGCAGGGTCACTGCCCTATTCTGCGTTCGGAAGGCGCGCGGCGCGTTAGACCGGATCTGGTCGGTACTCTCCGGGTCGGTGCCCAGGAGCATGGCGCTCGACTTACTTTGGCCATCGGTATCGAGGGAGATGCTAACGCCATACACCGAAGGGTCAGCAATGTTGATAACCTGATTGGCACCGATGTTTCCGACCACACCGCCACCTATTCGATAGGTGGCATAGAGGTTCAACTGGTTGTTGGGTATCAGTCCATTGAGGTTGTCCCCAAAAGATACCCACGTAGCCCCGGCCTCATCATTGAATGTCGCAAAAGACTTATCATTGGAGTCCGCATCAACCAAGTAAAGTATCTCGGTCCATTCTTCGGTTGTTTCGTTTCCATGCACGTCATACCCAGTAGAGATGAATAGTTGCACGGTGTCCTTGATGACGGGCTGCTCAGGAATACGATACTGCTGGGAGGCCATTCCTGTCGATGCACCCAGTAGAACCATCGATCGTGTCTGGCCCTGGGTTACCGGGACGGTGACCTCGCCGCCTGCTTCAGTTATGGAGACCTCAGTGTCTGTCTCATAGACGATAGAGCCATCAAGGCCCTCGATGTATCCGGTGACAACCGCCGTTCTGGCAGGAATCACGACAGTTGCTGGACCGGGGTAGGCGGATATGAAGGTCACAGTACCAACAGCAGGAATAGCACTGGAGGGAATGTACCCGAGGAGTTCGGCAATCTGAAGAATGCTCAGACGCTGAGTCGCGGTCGAGAGGTAAGCCTCTGCCTGCAGACGGTCGCCGTAGTAGGAGAGAATGTCTCCCATGTAGGCGAGCAACTCTACGAGGACAACACCGAAGTCTCCCTCAGAACGGCTCTGCCACTCAGGGAACTCCCTGCTGGCATAGTCAAGCAGGGATGCTTTGAAGCCTGCGAAGTCTTTGGACGTGTAGTCAATCGCCGGAACGCTCATCCGCGTATAACCTCACTCACATGACCGCCGACCGAGATGATGGCAGTGTTGGTGTTCTTTGACAGCGACGAGGCGGTCGAAGCACTCTCCCTGCGGATGTAGTCCACGGCAACCTCTGCGGTACCAGACCCCTCAGGATGTACGACGGGGACTACCCGCTGGAGGACGACCCCCGGTTCATACCGCCCGAGTGCCTCCCTGGCCCGGGTAGCAATACTCTCCGCGACCAACTCATCATCGGGAGCGAAAAGCAACTCCATCGTCGGCACGCCATAATCTGAGAGCACAACTCGCTCCCCCGGCTGGGTGCTTACCAAGGTTCGGACGTGCTGGCCGATCTGCTTATCCGGGTCAGTTATGGATGCGATGGACCCATCGGGTCCAATCGCGAAAGGGTGAAGCAGTTCAGTAGGCATAGTGTAATTCTCTCAGACAGGCCGTAGTTTATTAGACTGTTCATATCCTTCTGGGGGTACGCTTGATCTGTTGACAAATCGCGCACATAGCGAGCAGACTGGTTCAAGTGCACACCCGCAGGTTGCGGGCTGGTAACAGGGGAGTGGCAATGGGTTCTCGACGAGCGGTTGCAGGTTCGATTCTGGCCGGTCTGGCTGCAGTTGGGGGCACTGCGGCAGTGGTAGCCTCCCAGCCTCCACCGACCCACGAGGTTCAGTTGGTGCAGCCCGTAAGGGGAGGCACATCCGTACTAAGCCCGAAGCAGTTCACTCCGACGACCGCTTCCCCGACCGCGAATCCGACTACCGTGGCACCCGTCCCGGTAGTATCAAAGCGGGCACCTGTGGTTGCCCAGAAGTCGAAGGTGGTTGCCGTGCCCAAAGTCGTAGCGCCCGCACCCGCGCGCGTCGCCCCCGACGTGCAGGCGAACCCGAACCTGCCCCACGACGCCAACGGGAACGTGGTCATTCCGACGGTCACTGCGGGTGGTCAACAGAGCGACACCAACGGGAACCCGATCCCGACCCCGACCCCGTAGGGCCTAGCGGAACCACAGGATCGTGCCAGATAGCTCAGCGGTGTTCTGTGCGTTTGCGGCCCAAGCCGCGGTGTTGGCGTAGGCCCTGACCTCCACGACGAACGTGCCGCCAGGAGTGAGTCCGGTCAGAACCTTGGAACGTGCGGTCACACTGATGCCCGAACCGCCTGACCCACCCACCAGCAGTGGCAGGTTGGCGCACCCGGTGCCGTCGATCTTGGACACGGTGATGAGGTAGTCGTAGCCCGCGTTGGGGTTGGTCGCGTACACCCTGCCGACCACTGACACCACAGCCGACGTGAAGCCGGCCGGGACTGTGATCGTGCTCGACGCCACCGCGGCGTCAGCCGTGGCCAAAGCGAACCCGGTCCCGGACGCGAAGATGTACTGCGGCTTGACCGGGGACGCCAGCGCGTCGTTGTCCACGATCCCCGCAGGCAGAGACAGGGTGCCGGTGATGACAGCGTTACCGCCGATGATCGTGTCACCGCTGAAGGTGGAGTCCCCGGTAACGGCATCAAGATAGAAAGTTTGGGCTCCAGATGGGCTGTAAGCCTTGAGTCCTGCCGTAGTCATCTTGATACCGACAGAGTCCTCGGCTGCGGTCTGGACGGTCCGGCCGGTGAGTGTTCCAGATGTGATGGTGTCTGCGTTAATAGACGCTATGGCCTCATGAGACAACTGCCGACTCGCCCATGCAGTCCCACCTAGACCCTGCCACTGGCCAATTATCTCTCCAGCGGTGTTCTGTTGCCACCAAGCATCTCCTACTGAGTTTGGCGTGGCACCGGGAGCATCAGCGGAGTAGGTTATCTTTCTATTGATTAGGACGTTTAGGGCGGTCATTCCATTGGCAATGTAGATGGGCTTAGTAACATCCCCACCCGAGAACTGCACCCAGATGGTATCCCCGAGTCTAGGGACACTGTTGGTTGGGTCGGATGTTTCCGCCCACTCGCTGTCTGCCTCACCGAGAACCTGCGGTATGCGCAGTATTAGCCTCTGGGCGGACATAGGGTCATCATTCCTTTTGACCGTAGCCCTGTACATTCCAAATATCTGACTAGACACGGATATCCTCCATCAACTGAGCAACCCAGACTTGGTTACCCCTCATCGTTGCGTAGATAGCATCGCTGGTGTTAGAAAGAACAGCGACCCTGTCAAATGTTGCTGAGTAAGTCTGGTCCCGCTCCAGAGAAAGCGTCGTCGTGAACATGTCCTTAGTTCGTGGGGCATAGATATCAAATAGGTGAGTGACTCCCCTAATAAGCCAGAGCCCCACGTTATCCGTCGCAATAGCAGAACCCGTAACCTCAATGAGATCACCGGGGTTTAGTACTGCGTTACCATTGATATCCGCCCGTGCCGTGAGCCACCCCTGCGTCGCCAACATCCTCGCGTCAGCCAGAGACTGGGCTACCGAGAAGTCATCCACCGCCTTTGTGCTGCTCACCTGATGCAGCATCCCTTCGGCTGAACTTCCGGTCGCATGCAGCGTCCTTGCGGACCGCTTATCAACGCCGAATACCACGGCCTGCTTAGTCTGACCAGTATCTCGGGGAACCATTCGACCAGTGAGTACCTCGAAGTTTAGGAGCGTCGATATAGAGTTGCGTCCACGGTCCTGCCTGTAGGATGGGATCCCGTGTGCCAGTGGGCTGCTCAGCAGGGTTCGCGGGTTGAAGAATGCTCCCGTTGGACCATCAATGAAGAGTCGGTACCCTGTCTCCTTCGCGAGCCCCTGCAACAGAGAGAAGTCGCTGATCCCTGGCTGTGCCCAGTAGGGGAGCACCCTTGGATGAACCGAGGTGATGGTACGTAGCCCGTGCTCCCGGAATACTTGGCGGGCCAAGGCTGAAGCAGATATGCTGCGCCATGACCTAGTCTGCTCCTCATTCATTGGCCCAGAGGTCCCAATGAGGACGTACCGAAGAGTGGTCCCCTTGGTCCCCGCCGTATTTGCAAGCACAGCGTGGTGGTGGACGTAGCCATACCAGGGAACTACAGAGTCGAAGCGACGACCGAAGTCAACCTGAGCAGGGGTCCATTCAGGCCAAACCGGCGTTCCCGTACCAGATCCGAATACCTCGCCGACCTGCAAGTCAATGATGACAAGGCTGTGGACCCCAAAGGCCTTCCGGATTTCGCACCGGCTGATGACGGCCTTTTGGACTTCACCGCCAATGGTTAGATACAGGTATTGGTCAGCCACTGGGGAGTCTCATAATCGTGCCTATTGGAATCTCGGTCCAGTCAAGGATCTCAGGATTGGCATCGGCGATTTTCCACCAGAGCGTCCCGTCTCCATACAGATCCGTGGCAAGAAGGTCGAGCCTGTCCCCGTCCTTCATGCTGTAGC